AGATTGATGAGATAAATGAGCGTATTAAAAATATTATTATTCGTTCGCAATTGAAAGGATAGTAAGTATGCCAATGACTGGACGCTGTCGTGAGCCTAACTGCCATGCTATGGTTATTAGGCCACTACACTATTGTAATAAACATGCTGATAAAGAAGCAGAGTATCAAGCAAGTAGAGAACGTTGGAATAATCGTACTGATAATAGTAAACGATATAAAGATTATGATCGAGTGAGAAGTAAAGACCCATTCAAAGCAGAGCAACATAAGTTCTACCAAGGTAAGCAATGGCGTGGAATAAGAGAGATTGCTCTCAGGCGTGATAATTATTTGTGTCAGTACTGTTTGAATCATGGTCGTGTTAGAAAAGGAAACATAGGCGATCACATAGTACCTTATGAAGTCGAACCAGAGAACAGGACGAATCTATTAAATATTGCTATCTGTTGCAGTAAATGCCACACATCAAAGACAAAATGGGAGCAACTTTATTATGGTACAGGAGTTGCAAATAAATTAAAAAGAGCAATTCCAATTAGAAACGCGAAAGATTTTCCTGATTTTCAAAGAAATAAACAATAATTTTTTAATACCCTCCCCCCTGTGTTTATTCTAGGGAAACCACACACATAGGTCTCGTCTTGCATGAAAACCCAATTTTGAAAATTTTTATATAGGGGGGGTACCCCAAAAAACGAAAGGATAAAATTTGGCTAAAAAAAGTTTTAAAGATGTTAACCACGGTCGCTTAAGCTATCAGCCGCCAGATCATCTCGGTCGTACTGCTAAACAGATTTGGCGTAAAGTTGTCCTTTTTTTAGAAACGCAAAAGCCTGTTGAGCGAATTGATTCAGTTCTTGTTGAAATGTACTGCACACAATATGAAATTTATCGAAATGCCTATGAACATTTAAAAAAGCATGGAGAAGTTCAAAAAATTTACAAACCAGTTCAAGATAGCTCTGGAGAAATTATTGACAAAACATTTCAGGGTTTTAAACGTAATCCAATGACTCAAATATACTCTGATGCTATTAAAAATTTGGCAAAGATTGGTTCTGAATTAGGATTATCTCCAAAATCTCGCTCAGAGTTGATGGAATTAAACTTACAAACGGTTGAAGATGAAGACGACGGAATGGGGGCTTTTTTCGATGAAGATTGATTTGACACAAACTCATGATGTTATCGGTACCTATCACACCTTAAATTATGATGATATTAGAGAAGAATATCAAGACCCTGCTACTAAGTATGCTTTCGATGTCTTAGACGGGAAGTACACAACAGGTTATTTAATGAATTTAGCTTGTTTTAGGCATTTGCAAGACTTAAAAAGAATAGGAAGTGAAGATTTTCCCTTCGCTTATGAAGTGAAGCATGTAAAAAGATTGATGAAGTTCTCTAACATGGCTCCAAACGTTGATACGATGGAACCAACTAAATTAATGGAATGGCAAAAGTTTATGTTATCTCTATTGATAGGTTGGAGAAATAAAGAGGGTGGAAAACGATTCAGTCGTGCAATTATTTCTGTAGGACGTGGTCAAGGTAAAACATATATGTTGGCCATATTAATGGCTTATTCATTTTTTGTAGAAAGTCGTGGTCTAAGTAACCAGGACTTTTTAGTTTCCTCAATTAATGCGAAACAGACAGGGAAGCTTTACGGCTATCTAAAATCTATGATTAATGTTCTTAGAACGATTAATCCTTGGAAGAATATCGCTGATAAAACCGACTTAAGCTTACAAGCTGACAAAATTATTATGAGGAATCATAATAATGTCATTCGCCCAATTTCTCATGAAGCAGGACAATATGACTCATACCACTTTACAACAGCTATTTTTGATGAAATAGGTGAAGTGAAGAGTCGAGAGAAAATTTCTAAGATTGTATCAGGGCAAGTTAAAGTTCCTAACCGTCAATTTGTTCAAATTTCAACGGCATATCCTGACCCTACAGTCCCTTTTCATGAAGATGAGAAGATGCTACAACAAGCAATGGAACAAGACTTTTTGAGAGATGCTGATACCTATCTGTGTTTGATTTGGAGTAATGATAGTTTAGACGAAACTTATAAGCCTGAAACGTGGGTTAAATCAAATCCATTATTAGATTTAGCTTCTGAACATGATAATCTCATGCAAGGACTACTTGATAAGCGTGATAACGATGTACTTACTGGTGCTGTTCATGACTTCCAATGTAAGAATCTTAACATGTGGCTTTCGTCAGATATTGATAGCTATTTAAATCTAGCAGATGTTGAAAAAGCAATTGTTCCTGAATTTAATATCTATGGACAACGTTGTTATGTAGGTGTTGACTATTCTATGTCATCAGATAATACAGCAGTTGCTTTTGTTTACCCTTATGTAAATGAAGAAGGACAAGCAAAGTGGCATGTTGAACAGCACTCTTTCATTCCTTTTCAAGCAGCTGGCTCAATTGAAGCGAAAGAAAAACAAGATGGTATTAACTATAGAGAACTTGAAACTAAAGGATTTTGTACAATCACAAGTCATCAACAAGGTTTAATCAATGATGACGAAGTCTATGAGTGGATTGTAAACTATATTGATGAAAATTCTCTTGATGTCTTATTTTTCGGATATGACGCTATGGGAGTAACTAAAGTGATTCAAATGTTGCTTAATAATACTGGATTTAACTTACAACCCATTCGTCAACGTACTGGTGAATTGAAAGACCCGACTAAATTTTTACAAAAAATATTTGTTGAAGGTTCTGTTAGCCGGTTAGATGACAAAATAATGGAAAAGGCATTATTAAACGCAGTTTTAAGAGAAGACTCAGTGGGAATACAAGTTGATAAACGCAAAGCTACACTTAAAATTGACGTAGTTGATGCAATAATTGATGCTCTTTACCAAGGAATGAATCATTTTGAGGATTACGGTATGGCAAATGATAAGAGTTGGCAAGTAGAGCATATGACACCAGAACAGGTAAAAGAATGGTTTGCTAGCCAAGAATCTGGTTTATTAGACCTTGACGATGAAATAGATGAGGATTGGGGATTTGATGAAGATTTTTAAAAACTTATTTTCTTTAATTTGGAAAATATTTGACATGCTTATGTTTATTGCTTTTGCGATAACAATTACTATAACTATGTTTAATTGGAATTTAACAGCTGGCGGCATTGCATTATCAGTTGTTTTTATTTTAGCTGGACTTATTTCAGAGTTCATTGATAAGAAAGGAGGTGATTGACTTTGCCAATGCTTAGTTTTGTCAATCAAACAAACGACCCACCAGAAAAAGGGAGTGTTCAAAATTTTTTCCCAAACGAAGCTGATGCTCAAATCATGGAAAATTTGCTTGGAGACAATAACGAGTGGGTTTCAGCTCGTGCTGCATTAAGAAACTCAGACTTGTTTTCTATTGTTTTGCAGCTCTCAAATGATTTAGCTAATGTAAAAATCACGGCCGATAGAAAAAGAAATCAAGGGATTCTTAATAATCCAAGTACCAATGCTAATAAGCATGGTTTTTGGCAATCTATGTATGCTCAATTACTTTTGGGTGGTGAGGCTTTTGCTTATCGTTGGAGAAATGTTAACGGTTCTGATGTGAAATGGGAATTTTTAAGACCCTCACAAGTGAATGCTTATTATACCGAGTATGAAAATGGAATGTATTACAACATTACTTTCGGTGACCCTAGAATCTCGCCAATTATGCAGGCGCCACAAAGTGATTTAATTCATATTCGTTTGCTTTCTATCGATGGTGGAAAAACGGGAATCAGTCCCCTTTATTCTTTAGGCAGGGAATCGAAGATTCAAAAAGCCTCAGATCGATTAACTTTAAGTTCTTTAAAGGGTTCGTTAAACGTTCCAGGAGTGCTTACTGTAAAAGGCGGGGGACTTTTGAATGACAAAGACAAAGCGGCTCGTTCTCGGTCATTTATGAAACGTTCGAAAAGTGGTGGGCCTGTTGTATTAGATGATTTAGAAGAATTTAAAACCTTAGAGATTAAATCGAATGTAGCTCAATTGCTTTCGCAAACGGATTGGACATCAAAGCAATATGCCAAAGTTTACGGTTTGCCAGATAGCTATGTCGGAGGACAAGGAGACCAACAATCCTCAATTCAACAAATAAGTGGAATGTATGCAAGCGCTCTAAATCGCTATATCAGTCCTGTAAAGAGCGAACTAGAATATAAGCTCAGTGATACTATAAAAGTTAATCTTCGTCCAGCAATTGACCCTCTTGGTGATTCTTATTTATCATCTATAAACACTGCTACAAGATACGGAACTTTGGCACAAAACCAAGCCGTTTATATTTTGCAGCAAGCGGGATATATTCCAGAAAATCTTCCTGAACCTGTAAATCTACAACCTATTGTAGAAAATGTAAATGGTAGAGAAACCAACAGAGCGGCTGAAGAAGAGGAATAAACTTAGAAAGGAGGTGAAAAAATGGTAGTTATTAATATTACTGGTGATATTGTCAGCAACGATTACGGCATGATGTACGATTGGTTTGGTTATGATTATAGTAGTCCATCAAAAGTAAATAAAGCATTGTCAAGTTCTGAAAACACCGATGAGGATATCGTTGTTAATATTGCTTCAAATGGTGGTGATGTTTTTGCGGCTTCTGAAATTTATAGTTTATTAAAAATGAACAGCAAGTCAGTAACAGTTAATGTTCTAGGTTTAGCTGCGTCAGCGGCTTCTGTCGTTGCGATGGCAGGGAATACAGTAAATATATCGCCAACAGGCCAAATCATGATTCATAAAGTTTGGACACAATCAGTTGGAAATTCAGACGATTTAAACCATGAAGCGCAAGTTTTAGATGGCATTGATCAATCAATTGTAAATGCTTATGAACTTAAAACGGGAATGAATCAAGCAGATATTTTACAGCTGATGTCTAATGAAACTTGGCTCACTGCACAAAACGCAGTTGATAAAGGATTTGCGGACAGCATTATGTTCGTAGATCAAAACAAACCGGTCTTTACAAATTCACTTAGTAATTTGCCAAGCGCTGATAAGCTTAATGAATTTATGAATTTCATGAATTTTAAAAAACGGAATAGTACTCCGAAACAAAAATTAAATCAAAACAGAAATGAAGCCGATTTACGCTCTAGTAAGTTGGCTATTTTATTGCAAAAATAGAAAGGATTTCTTAAATGGAATTAACACTTAACGAACTCAATGAAAAATGGGTAGCCTCAGGAAATGAAGTTGCTGATTTGAATGCAAAAATGCAAAATGCTCTAAATGATGATAACTTTTCTCAAGAAGACTTTGCCGCTTTAAAAAATCAATACGACTCAGAAAAAGTTCGCCGCGATGCTTGGCATGAACAAGTAGTAGAAGCGCAAGCAGAACAAGTTGTAAGTCTCCAAAACGAAGACAAAAAACCACTTAATACTAACGAATCAGATTTAAAAGATAAATTTGTTTCAGATTTTAAGGCTATGATTAAAGGTGACCCTCAAGTTTTGAATTTAGTAACATCTGACACAGATGAATCTGGGAATGCTATTGGTCTTACTATTCCCAAAGATGTCCAAACAGCAATTAATGTTTTAAAACGCCAGTATGACTCTCTTGAGCAATATGTCAACGTGGAAAATGTGACGACCCCATCAGGTTCTCGAGTCTATGAAAAATGGGCTGATATTACACCGCTCACAAACCTTGACAATGAAGATGATGAAATTTCAGCTAATGATGACCCTAAATTGTCATTGGTTAAATATCTTATCAAACGATATGGAGGAATTACTACTGCTACCAACACATTATTGAAAGATACAGCCGAAAATATATTGGCTTGGCTCGCTGGTTGGATTGCGAAAAAAGTGGTTGTGACTCGTAATAAAGCTATTCTTGCTGTAATGGATGCCGTTCCAACTAAACCAACCATTGCAAATTTCGATGATATCATTACGATGATTAATACCTCAGTTGACCCAGCTATTAAATCAACTTCAATTTTGATGACAAATACATCCGGATTTAATAAATTGAGCTTGGTTAAAGATGCTCTTGGTAACTATTTGATGCAACCAGACCCTAAAAACGCTGATCAATATTTAATTAAAGGAAAACGAGTGATTGAAATTGGAGACCGTTGGTTAGAAAGCAAAGGAACACCTCAAAAACCAGTATATCCGCTTTATTTTGGTGATTTAAAACAAGCGATTACTTTATTTGACCGTGAAAACCTTTCGCTCTTGACGACAAATATTGGAGCTGGTGCTTTTGAAAAAGATTTAACTAAAATTCGAGTAATTGACCGCTTTGATGTTCAATCAACAGACGCGGAAGCATTTGTTGCAGGTTCGTTTGCGGGAATTGCAGATCAAGTTGGCAATTTTGCAGGAACTACTACTGGAGAATAATTTAAGGGGAGGGATATCAATGAGTGTAACTGTTGATGATTTACTCGACCAACTTTCTGAAGATGACGATCGCAAACCACAACTTCAAATTTATTTTGATACAGCAATAACATATATTAAAAATGCAGTAAGTGCAGATACAAGCGACGCTCAATTTTTTATTGTAGGTAACGTTTCTCCAATCTATGATGTAGCTGTTCTTAGTTACTCTATGGATTTATGGATAAATCGTTCTACAACAATGCCGCCTACAACTGCTGTAAATCATATGGTGGGTCAACTAAGAGGTCTATACTCAACATGGAAAGAGGCACAAGATGGCCAAAACGTACAAACCGAATGATTTTAATCGAAAATGTCAAATTGGAGTTA